TACAACGAAAACGGGGAGCGGGCTAGTGCCTGCTCCCCGATCCCCGCGACGAAACTCGATCGCCGTTACGATAGTGCGTTCTTGGCCTTGTCGTCAAGCGCCTTATCCGCCTTCTTGGTAGCCGGCTTCTTGTCGTCAAGTGCGGACTTGCCGCCCTCTTCGACCTGCACGTCAGCGCCTTCGGCGACAAGCGGTTCGCCCTGCGGCCCTGTATAGCCGCCGATCGTCTGATTGCTGCCGGGCGGCAACGTCTGCGGCTGGGTCGGGCTCGGGCCGCTCGGGGCAATCGCCGCTACGACGGTCGGCGACGGCACTTTCGCGCTGCCGACATCGGCGATGCCCTTGTCGCGCTTCTCGCCCTTCTTGGCCGGGCTCTTCTTCGCATTCGTATCATACGCGAAAATCTCACCCGGCATCCGAAGGACGCCCTGCTGATCGAACACCTTGCGGGTTGCGACCTTCTGTTGAACACTCATTGCTTCATTCCTTTCTATTCGAGGGCCGATACGCGCCTATCAATAGCCGGTGTTGGCCGGCGGATAGGTGTTGTGATCGGTCTCGGAGACGATCCCCGCGAACACGGCGCCGGCCGTGTGCGTGCCGACCGTGGTGTAGCGAATGCCGACATAACGCTTGGTGTTGCTCGGCGCCACGACGTCGAGCAGCTTGGCACCAGCGACGAGGCTGGCTTCGACCACCGTACTGCCGCCGACGAGGACGTCGGGCGACGACAAGTCAGCGTTGTCGCTCTGCACGTAATCCGCCTTCAGCGACGTGCCGCCCGCAAACGCGGTCGTCACCTGGGCGACGACGCGACGCGGAGCGCCAATGCCGAGATTGGTGGCAGAGGCGAGCAGGTCGAGCGCGTTGGTCGAATACTGCGTTCCGGTCGTTACCGCCTGATTGTCGGAAAACCGGGTCTGTGCGTCGATAATCATGGTCTTCGTTCCTTCTAACTGCTGGCCGAAAAGCGAGCGCCGCCGCGCTCGTCAATCGGATCAGACGACTTCGGTTTCCTCGACATTGAGGGCATCGGTGCGACGGAACGGGACTTCGCCGAAACCCATGATCCGCTTGCCGCCCATGTCCATCCACGACATGAACGCGTTCTTCTCGTTGAGAAGCTGACGACGCAGGAACGCCGAGATCACGCGCGGCGCATAGAATGCGGCCCGCACGCCTTCAAGGCTCTCGATCGTTTCGGTCGCCTGCACGAGCAAGTCCTGCAAGTCCGCGCCGGTTGACTGATCCTTCGTCAAAAGATCGATGTCGATGTTGGCGATACGGACGACGAAACGGTAGTCCTTCACCATCAGGCCGCAACGCCACGTCCAGTGATCGCGGTAGCCCATGAAGTTGTTGCCGTTGCTGTCCTGAAGGACAGCCGCAGGCGGGATGCCGTCACCGCCGCTGCCCGAAGCATTGGTCGCGTCTTCGTGCTGAAGACCGCCAATCGAGTTCTTCGGATAGAGGCCGGTCACGGTCTGATCCGACCAGCCGATCAGATAGACCGAACGCAGCCCGGTGCCGGTGCCGCCCGCGTCGATGATCTGGCCTTTGGTCGGCCCCGACAACGAGTTGAACCGCGGCGCGAGGCCGGTGAACGACTTCGGGTCGCCCGCCTGCGCGTTGCCGTAGAACAGGGTCTCGGCGAGCTTGTGCGACATGCCCTGCATGTGCGGTTTTGCCTGGTTGAGACGGAACCGCTCGACGTTGCCCGACAGGATCGCGAGTTCGCGATCGGCCTGGCTGAAGTCTTCGAGCAGCGCGCAGGTCTCTTCGATCTGCGTGGTCGCGCCCTTGGTGATCGGCACGCCGCTGTTGATGGCGCGGAACGAAGGCGTCGGCAGAGCCGTGCGGACGCTATCGCGATGCCCGGTCAGCAAGTTGCCTTCCATCCACGTCATTTCTTCAAGGACAGGATTGACCTGCCGCAAGACTTCGGCGGTTTCGAGTTGCGACCCATCGGGTGCAAGCTCGGCGAGAACGTCGGTCAGATTGGCGACGCCGGAACCGATGGTAGCCATGTTGTTTCACTCCGTAATGATGCTACGCCGCCGCGTCAGCCGTTTGCCCCGTAATACTTCTGCTCTCGGGTTTTGGGTTGCGGGACGCCGCCGCCGCGCTCGAAAGACTGATCCTCGGAAATCGCCGAGCCGGCGAGATACGCGAAGCGCATCATCGCGGGGTGATTGCCGAGCCCGTTCTCGTTGAGGAACTGGCGAAAGTTCTCGCCGCCGAAGCGATCGAGCGCCTTGGCCGCGACCTTCTGCACGTCGGCGAGCGGCTGACCCTTGAACGCCGGATCGGGCTGCACGTCCTCGCCTGCGGCATTCTTGCCGCCCGCAATCGCGGCGCGCGTGTCGGTCGCCCAATCGTTGCGCAGCTTGGTAACGTCGGCGTTGACCTGGGCGGCGATCTGATCGCTGACCTGCTTCGTAACGTGCGGCAGCACGCTTTCGGTATAGACGCCAGCGAGCTTCGAGAGACCGGCATTCGACAGATTGAGTTCGCGCGCCAGCGGCGTCACCGCGGCGAGCGCTTCCTTGTCGAGTTCGACGCCCTCGGGCAGCCCCGTGACTTCGTACTCGGCATCGCCGGCCGGTGCGCCGAACAGTTCCGCGTTCTCGGGCGGCGTGTCACCGCTCTTGCCGTCATCGGGCTTCGCGGGATCGTCGGCCGGCTTGCCGTCATCGGCAGGCGCGTCGGTCGGCTTCGCATCGCCGCCCGTCAGCAGCGTGGCGCCGTCAGTCTTCGTATCGGAGGAGGCCGGTGCCGGGTTGTCTGCCTTCGGCGCCGACGGGTCCGTCGTCGTCTGCGAGTTCGGCGTTTCGATCGTATCGGGGGTGTCTGCCATCGGGATGCTCCTGTAGGGCTTGGGTTTCGGCTTGCAAGACGGCAAGCATTGCATCGGGCCGAACCATTTCGGCCGAGCGCAATATGTCGAACCCCAGGCTCCTGCGTCCCTCTGCAAAAGCAAGGTGACGTCCATCGGACCCGTAGGCGCCGTTAAGCATAGGGGCTGATTGAAATACTGTAAAGAGGAAACGCAGGAACCGCTGATCCTGCATCAATCCTTCGAGATCGCGCTGCGCGAGTTCGCCTCGCTTGCTGGCTGCCATCACTGACCTGCCAGCGCTTCAAGCGCAGTTCGTCCGCCGCCGACATTGGTGCGCGACAACAGTTCCGCCGCTTGCGCGCCCTGGTTCATCGCGGGTGCCGCGGCCATCGCCTGCTCCTGCTGCTGCTGTTGCTGCATCTGCGCCTTCATCTGCTCGACGATTTCGTCGGATCGGATGATCTTCGGCGGCGTGCCGGTGCCGGTCGCGAACTCGTCGATCGCCTGCTCGGCGTCGAACTTGATCGCGGCATCGGGGAAGATGCCGGCGAGGAAACCGACGAAGCGCGCCGCGCGCTCGATCGCGCTGTTCTGCGCCGACCGCTGCGCCTGGGCGAGCATCGACACGAACTGGATCGTCAGCGGCAAGCCCTGAAGCTCGGGCGGCGCGGGCGGTAGCTGGCCTTTGTTTTGCAGGATCGTGAACGCGCGGTCGATCGCCACTTCGAGCTTCTCGATATTCACGCGATCGACCACCGGGCCTAGCTGCGTGAATTTCTCGCTTTCGCGAAGCTGGGTTTCGAGATCGTTGAGCGGCTGCACGCCCTCGCGCTGGCTGATTGCCATGAACAGGTCGACGAAGAAGCACTCGTTCACGTCTTCGCGCAGCCCGCCAACCTCTTCGCGCAGCGTGTTGATCGACTGATAGCCAAGCTCGAACATCGGCCCGACCTGCTGAAGATCGAGCGCGGTGCCGAACGTGATGCTGCCGGGATCGAGCCGCAACGGCGAGCCCGAAATCCCGACAGGCGCCTTCATTGGCGGTTTGACAAGCAGGTCACGCGCGCGGCCACGATTACGCGCCGTGAGTTGCAGTTCTCGCATATCAGGCAACGCGTAGAAGCCGGGCGACGCTGCCGAATAGACTTCGTTGCCGGTCGTCTCCCAGCGCGGCGCCCAAAACGGCTTGCTGTCATAGCCACCGTCCTTGAGCAGCACGTTCTTGTCGTTCTGCCCGACTTCCCAGCAGTACGACCGGTATTCCTTGTGCCGCGCGTCGATCTTGCTCGGATCGCGATCACGTCGCGGCTCGATCGCGTGCATCACCGGCACGCCGAGTTGGTAATTCGATCGGTCGTATGCGTTGCGTACGGTCGACGATAGCTTGTCCCAATCGTACGCCTCGACCATCTGCGCGACGGTGAGGGTCGATTTCCGATAGAGCGTGTCGATGCGCAGCCCGCTATCGCTGGCGATCCAGTATTCGCCGGCTGTCAGCGGGTGCGTCACGCCGACATATTGCGGGTGTTCGAGCATCACGCAGGCTTCGACGCCGACCGTTCCGAGTTCGGAATAGCCGACCTTGGCAGCGTCATAGAAATTGGTCGACGAGAAATAATCGTAGATGCGGTTCTCGACCGTCTGAAGCCATTCCTTGACTGGCTGGTATTCCATCAGATCAGCATCGGTGGTGCGCAGCTTGAACCACGGCGTCGCCTGGCTGTTGAGCCCGGTGTGCATCCCGTTCGTCAACGTGCGAACGGCACGCGCGGGTTTGCTGTCCCGGCTGACGAGATTGGCCTTGCGGCGCTTGTTCGATGTCGAGTTCGTGTCACCGAGAAACGCGCCGCGAGCCGGCAGCGCGAGGCGGAATATCTCCTGCCAGTCAGCCTCGTACGGCTGGCGCTCGGCCTTCATGCCGGCAAGGCGGATTTCCGCTTTCTCGCGGGTCGTCTTGTCAGCCATGCCGTTGCTTCGCCCTATACGCGTAGAAGCCGGCCGTCACCGCCAGCATGAAAACGATATTCGCGATATCGTACCAGTGCCAGTTACCCATTGCCGGTCATCCCCAGCGGGTTACTCGTCACCGGGCTGCCGAGCGTCGCGGCCATCGCTACTGTCGACGACGTGACCCCGGTACGGCGGCGCTGGTTCGCGCGCACGCTCGGATCGCCGTTATCGGGAAGCACGGTCTGCGCGCGAACCGGCGTCGGCGGCGGTTGACTTGGCGCCTTAGGCGTGCACATGGCGCTTACGCCGTAACGTGCTTAACGGCCCACATGACCGCTTCTTCGATCTTGGTCTTGGCAATCGATAACTCGCGGCTTGCGCCGATGCTATCGATCAAATTCCAAAACGCGAGACCGTCATCCTTCAAGCGCTGCATCGCAGCCTTTTCGTCATCGGAAAGAACGCGATATGCATGACGCATCACGTTATTGACGGTGCGATCGTCCGAAGTGCTGTCGACGGTGTTTGACATGGCGGTCATCCCTTCAGCGCATCGAAGCGCGAGTT